TACATGCGATGACTGTTGTATATGTGATTGCATGTGCAAGTAAAGCCCGATTCGGGAGATGTTATTATGTCAGAACGAAAAGAAAATAAAATTGTAGTTGAGGCAGATATAGACTCCGACGTAACGACCATTAGTCATACTTATACTTATGCATCCGGCCGAAAAGTCACAGTGGAAATTAGTGCATCTATTATTACAGTGACTGAAGTCATTGATGACAAAACTACAAAACGAGTAATTTACGCAAATGAATTGATTGATGCGATAAATAACTTCCATCAAGAATAAAAATAAAAATTGGCAAATAGTAACACATCATGGTGACTATTTGTCTTGAGGAGTTGTATAAAATGATAAATATGAAAAAAGCAAATAAATTAACCCAAGAAGATAGTGCTTTTCAGGCAAAAGGTGATTATGTCAGTGCACGTAAAACTCATAAAGAGTGGAGTGTTGCAATTGACGAACCATCATTATTAGAAACTATCATTGCCAAAGAAAAAGCACGAAGACAATAAATATCTATTTTATTTTATAAAGTCATTGGGATGAAAGTCTCGTGGCGTAAAATATTATAGATTGGAGGAAATAAAAATGGAAACTAAATTTTGCAAAAAATGTAAGCAAATGAAACCATTGACAGAATTTCAAACCGACAATCGTGCGCCTGATGGATTATGGCGATATTGCCGTTCTTGCGAGTCTTGGAGACAAAAATCCAATAAAGCACTAAAAGGCAAAATGCAAAAATGGCAAAATGACAATGAATCATCCGGTCTTTTGAATATCTTTGTGTCAAAACGCAATTTTCTCAAATGGTTAAAACTTCAAGGTGCTAATCCATGCGGTATTCGCGAAGCGATTAAGTGTCATATTGACAATATTGCGGTTAATGGATTTCACATGACATCTGGAATATCTGGCAAATCCGCAATTAAATTAAATTTTCGTAATATTATATTTACTAGCAATTATATAGATGCAAATCCAAATTATGATTTTGCCTCAGACAATCTGTCAAAAATAGAACAACACATAATTGCTGTTTTAGCACATGAGCAAAACCACGATATATTAGAACAACAATATGGTTCATTTACATCGCAACAATATGATAATATCTACCGTGAGTGGTTAAGAAAATATGGTTTTCTTGCTTAAATCTTATTTATTTTATAAAGTCAGAGTGATGAAAATTGCCTGGCGTAAAATATATAAGGAGAAAAATAAAAATGTGCGAAAAAATAACACTATTTTTATCAATTTCCGCTGATACACACAAAATGGTCGAAACGACAATCTTACAACAACTTAGAAATTGTCATCTTTGTGCAAACGTATTTCCATATTCATGCACAGTAAGGGATAAAAATACCCACAAAGTTAATATCGAGAAAGGATTTAAACTGGATATTTTCTTTGACTCCGACAAACTGACGTATCATCATTATGACACAGTTTTTCATGCATGGACAAGCATTAGAACGCTATTAAGCTTGAATTGCGCATGGGTCGAAACGACAGAATATCAAGGTTGTATTAATCATTGGAATACTTTTAAAGATTTTTGCAAAAGATGCAATTATCTTTGTGGAAAGTGTTCTGAATATGACGAACCACTTAATCGACAATTTGGCGGTGATTTATAAAATGTATGTAGTTGGCGCAATATCATCGAAAGATGAAGCAAAAGAAATTCATGCGATATGTAGATATATCGCTGTTGGACAACGGGCACGTTATTTGGGCCATTTGTCTAAAACTCTCTAATTTATTTTATAAAGTCAGAGTGATGAAAATTGCCTGGCGTAAAATATATAAGGAGAAAAATAAAAATGTCTGAGGAAATACATAAACTTTATCGGAAATATTTTGGCGATGACACAAAAAAAGATTCTATGACTGGTGAATTATACTATATTTCTGATAAAAAAGAAAAAATAGTGGTGAAATAATGAAACAAACTAAAAGTGACTGGTTTAAGCTGGAGTCAACGGATGGAACAACATACTTATTAGAGATTTTTGGCGTCAATCCCGACAAAGGGACAACTCACTGTATGCGACTTTTGCATAAGGGAATAGAATTTGAGGTATTTCATTTAGATTCTATTCATTATATATTAAAAACGTATGATATTAAAAAAGTCAATGAGTTTACACCAACAAAAACAACTACCATTAAACAATTTATAATCAACAATTCGGCGCAATTGCAAAATGAAGGAATAGGCCAAATCCATCCTGGCACCCAAACACTTATTGAAATGATGAAAAGGAGACAGAACAAATGAACGAACAAGAATTAGAACGAAAAATATCTGAATTGGAAAATAAAAAGGCTGAAGTGCTCGAACAATATCAAATCTCCATTAAACAACAAGAAAATCTTGAACAACAGTGGAAACATCTTTGTCATGAGACTAAGGTATATAACCGGCGTCTCCACTTATTACGCACTCAACAAACTAAAGTCCGAGGTTATGGGACAAAATGGGGTCACGACCGTGCAAACAAAGTATATCAATAAAATTAAAACTGGAATTATTTTATTTGGGTTATTATCAGGTATTATGTGGAGTATATTTTTATATATCCATTTTTTACTTGCATATTTATCACCAACAAAAACAGTTTTAATCGGAATTGATTATTTTAGTGAAGCAAATTTGGAATTACTTCTCATTCCAGTTTGTATTATTATATGTTGTGCCGGATTAATATTGTTCATTAGGCACTAATTGTATAGCAAGCCTTAAATACTTTAATCTCTATTTTATTTTATAAATCGATTTGGTTAACGCCAGTCGAGTAAAATATATTTGGAGAAATAAATATGGCAAAAAAAGTAAAAACTACCAAAAAAGAAAAGACGCAGAAACCAACAAAAGAAACCAAAACAACTGTATCAGCAGGACAGAAGTATTGTCCTAAATGCAAAACAACCCAACCTGTTGCAAATTTCCCAACCGACAATCGTAGAAAAGACCACCTTTACATCTATTGTCGTGCTTGTGAGTCTCTCCGACAAAAAGAAAAGAACCTTCGCCGAAAAATTAATAAAGCAGAGACCGAAGGCATACCAGTCTTAAAAATAGATATCAATGAAGAGACCGGCAAAACAACTGAGACCACCCTTATACCAGTCATCGAGGCATAAGCATGGAAGAGAGATACCACCTCCACGTTCATTGTGGCGGTCGTTTGGTATTTCATCATGCGACCCAACTATCAAGAAAAGGGAAACGGCCTGTCGAAAAAACATTTTATCAATGTACTAAATGCGAGCAGATTGTTAATGTGATTAGATTTCCATCCTATGAAGAACTAATCATGACTAAACAACTGTGGGTTGAAAAACGAGAATATCATCGAGTCCGAAAAAAATGGAAAAAACTTGAGGAAATGAAAAAGAGGAATCAAAATGGAAAACTTTAAAAAGACAACCGGAGACGCTGAAAATCTTGAAACCAATCTTAGTTCAGTGGAATTAACGAAAACCAGTAAAGGTGTTAATATCAAGGTCAAAGTTTATGGTGAAATGGCCGAAGATGCTGAACAACGGGCTCAAGATATTTTTGACCGCCTTCAGAAAAAATATAACACTGACCAGTAAATATCGACAATTGACGTAAATATACTGGTCTATTATCGGCAATTGCTATTTGGTTCTTTCGAGGCTGACAGAACCACTTCTCGATAGGTTTTTTCAGCTGACAGAACCACGACAAAACCAGATTTGAGAGATTTCTCTCGATAGGAATGTACACTTTTGTACGTTGGTTTTGTCGTTTTCTAGGTATATAATAAGAAAAAAAATTGTCGAATAGTCCTTATACACAAATGAAAATTTGACAGAACCAACTTGTCGGGAGTGCCATTTATAAGATATGAACACTCAACATTTTGGTTCTGTCGTGGTTCTTTCGCTCTGACAGAACCTATCGAGTAATTGGTTCTGTCACTTAACGCTTACTACCCAAATAAAAAAGGTGATAAAAAATGAAAAAAATAACTTATATTTGTGACAAATGTGGAAAAACGCTGGAAATGACAGATATCAGCAGGATTGTTGCTGGAAATTATGTGACTGACCAATTTGTGTATCACTTATGTGGTGATTGTTACTGCAAAATCCTGGCTTACATAAACGGCTCTTAAAAGCAAACAAATTTTATGAGACATAATATACTCATAATGAATTAACTAAGGCCAGAGGCTTATTTCTGGCCATTTAAACACAAATCAGAGGTATATAAATGAATAAATATGAAAAAGCAGACCTTGAAGCAATAGTTGAAGCGATTGAAAGCATTGTTACCACGGAAATTCAAATAGATGGGGTATTTGACCCCGTCGGAAATAAAGAAGTATATTTAGAAAGTCATTCCGTGGCAGAAATCGAACTACTAATTAGGGAACACAAAGCTAAATTCGATATGTTTCAACAAATGTATCGCATGCAGAAACGCCTTCAAGAAAAGATAGGCCTTAATATGCACACCCAGACGCAATTGAATTTACAATTTATTGGCGCAATTACAGAACTTTGTGAGGTACTTGAACAAACAGCATGGAAACCATGGAAAGAATCCGCCAAAACAAACAAACCGAAAGCAGTGGAAGAACTAGTAGATGTATTCCATTTTGTTATTAATCTTATGCTTTGCTTAGGTGTTACACCACAACAATTGTTTGAACTGTACCAAAAAAAGCACGAAGAAAATATTCGCAGGCAAAATGAGGGATATTAATGTTGGATGTATATAAACATATGGAGGTATAAAGAATATGATAAATATAGAAATAATAGATATAATAAAAATAATATTAGCAACAATATTAGGCATAATTGGAATACCACTAATTGGGATACTTTGTATAAAATGGTTTGAGTGGTTAGAAGAACACATATTATAGAGGAAGTGAAATAAATATGAATATAAGAGAATTAGAAATGTGGTTAAATGGAAAAGCTGATGGGCAAAAGGTAGACTTGCGTAAGGCAGACCTACGTGGGGCAGACCTGCGTAAGGCAAACCTGAGTGGGGCAGACCTGCGTTCTAAATGAGTATAAAAATGATTTACGTAAAAGACATGCTATAAAGGAAGTGAAATAAGCATGGATAAAAAAGAATTAGATAAGGTATTAAAACT